AGATACCCAATTTCAGTTGGTGATTTCTTAGATAAAAATGGTTCATTTGAATTCATCTTCGGAGACGATCTAGGTGTTTCTATTTCTAAAAAGACATTGGTTGTTGGTAAATATGTAAAGAAAAACTTTAATGTTGCTACATCTGGTGATATTTTTGGTCATATTATACCAAATCAATCTGCATCGTTTATTTTAAACACAAATTATTACGATTTTCCTGTATATGCTGCAGAACAAGTTCCATATCTATTGGAAGTGAGTGAGAGTGGAAATAGTTTTAGTCCAATTGCTTCTTACTCGAGTAAGTTCTCTGTTTCTAGTGGTGCTGGTTATTTCACAAAAACAAGCAAAAATGTTTCTGTCACGACAATCGGAACATTAGATAAACCTTATACGATTAGATTGACATTATCTGATGACAATAAAGGTGGTGGTGCTCAAACATTATTGTACGTTGATAAAACTCAAGAGAACTTTACATTATCTGTAAAACGCGCTGGTAGTGAAGTTGCTGAAGGGTCTACTATTGTATCAGGAGATATTTTAACTTGTACGTTGACTTCTTCTTATGGTAGTGCATATGCATCTAAAACAAATTCTGAAAAACAAGTTAAAGTTTCTGTTTCAAATTTGGTTTCTAGTTTGTATAGTTTATCAAATTCAACAGTTTATCTAGATGGTTCTGGTGTCGCTACTTTCACTGTAACCATTAAGAATTACATTGGTAATTTAGACGATTCATTGTTTAATATCGTAACGGATTGTAATGGTAATACAAAGAATTCTGTACATTTAACATTATTAAAAGCAGCAAAGAAAAGTGTTGGTACTCAATTTACAAATACTGGTGGTGTGGATTTACCTTCATTATCTTCTACGACAACTCAAACATTCAAAGTTAAATTTACATCAACCAATGTTAATCCAGCGGATATCGTAAATTGGTATTTGAAGGTCGTTGGTGGTTCTGGTACAATAGTGGAGGGATTAGATGGAACAAGCGAGATAGCAACAAGTGGTTCTTCTGTATTCGCTGATGGTCAAATTTTATCTGGATCCGCTACTTTAACGTCATTGGCAACTCCTAAGACATTTACATTAAAATCAACTGCTCCAAATAATTTGAGAATTGTTGCAGGTGTTAAACATCCATTAACAAATGGTGAAGATACATTAAATGTAAATGCGACAACACCCTCTTTCGGTATTTCTAAATCTGGATGTGATGATAAAATCTTAGATGATGGAGAAACTGTAACGTACATCATTGCTGCATTAGATAATTATGTATCTAGAAATATCTCTTGGGTGTTATCAAGCGTCAATAATTCTGTTGCGTTGAATAAGTTGTCTAGTTCAAATCTAACGGGTTCTGCTACATTATCTGTTGGTGGAAATACATCAGTTACTTTCGCTAGAAATGTTATATCAGGATTATCCACGGACCATCAATTAGCTTTGACTGTAACGGATAACACTACTGGTACAACTAAATTAGCAACAAAAACTGACCAAGAAATTACGTTAAAGAAATTGGATATTTCGTTTGTAGTTAAATTTTATGATGCAACAACAAAAGAAGAATTCCAAACAGTCGTCAACGTAACGGATTCAGATAAACCTAAGAAAATTGAAATCAAAATTAGAGCATCTTCTGCCACGGCAACGTCTTCTTTGAAATATAGAATTTCATCTGATTTGGTTGATTTGTCCACGGATGTTAATGGAGTAAGAATAACATCTCCTATTACAGTTGAAGATTCATTTGATTCCAGTAAATTTGTAACAAGAACTGTTTATGTTCAGAATAACACTTCTACTCCTGTTTCAAGTTCTTCTTTGGTTGCTCCCATTAAAGTAGAATGTATTAGTTACAAATCGACATATAATGATACACCAAGTTATGTTTCCGGTGTCGGTGTTCTTAAATTACAGAATGAACAATCTTTTGATGATACACCAAGTTATGTTCCCGGTGTCGGTGTTCTTAAATTACAGAATGCTCCATCTTTTGTTGATACGATTACGTTGAGTAATGATGTTACAAATAATGCTTCTGTTCAGATGAAATATAATGTTGTTGAAAATTATAAAGTGTCAAGTAACATTAGTGGAACTACAACGACTTACGTTTTAATTTCACCAAACGATCCGTATTCTTTATTGACCGTAGTTCCAAGTAATTTTGTTGTATCTAGTAATTACAATACATTAACAAATGTCACTCCAACCAATTCAAACATTGTTTCTAAATTTGGTACAAGTAACGTATTGTATTATTCTGTCCCTAATTTCAATAATGGATTTTCCGTTAATTTGAATACAGATTCTAAAAATGCGAATGATACATTTTATATTAGAATCATTCAAATTAAATCAGATAACACAAACATTGCTTTCTCAAATGAAATTCAATCTGTTGTATTTAAAAATGGGGTGAAATCGTATACATTATCAAATTCAATCAATCCAGTTCCAAAATATTCAACTGGATTGGTTAGTATTAATCCAAATAATTTTGATAGATACGTAGATAATCATTCATTAAAGATTATCAATTCTAATTCATTGAATTTATCAACAGATGTTAAAATTGATGTATTTTATGTTAATACATCAGAAGTGGCTTCAACAACTAATATAACATCTATAGACGTCAGTGGTAATTTAACACCAGCAATAAACTTTAGAGGCGTTGCTTCCGTTAACATTAAAAACATTTCTGGTAAAACTGGAGATTTTAAAATTAGTGTATCGAATGGTAGCACTACGGGTGGTATTAGTATAAACACTAAAGGTGATTCTGGGTTCTATATAAATGCAGAAGACACTATCCAAGATAAAATATCTTCTGGAAGTATTACAACACTGGGAACGATGGTTGATGATTATTTCTTATTGAAGATTTGGGATAATGCTACATCAGCTGCTATTGGAACTGGAATAACATATTATGATGCATTCCAAAACACTTTAACTGTTTTACCAAGTGGATACGTAAAATTACAAAATTACAAAGATGTTAATGGTGAAAGAAGATTTGATTTCTATTACAAAATAACTGCCGGTTACATTGTATCCACAAGTAAAGATATTAAATTCTACACAAAAGATGCAGGTTCAACGGAAACCAAAACGGTTAGAAAATGTTCATTGGGCGTTTCTGAAACAGGTTCTTATGAAATAAGTTCAGATTGCGATACGTTATCTACTGCGGTTGGTACAAAACAAAATGATGGATCGTTGAAATCTATTGCTAGTGTAACAGTGAAATCATCAAACATCTCTAATGATGGATCTATTTTAAATTTAACATTTAACGTTTCTTCTGCAAACATAACCCCTTGTAATGTGGATGGTTCTTTAATTTCGAACCAACCAACGATTGTTTCTTATACATTACCAAAAGGAAATTCATCTAAAACATTTTATTTTAAAAATGCCACTCCAGCGGATAAAATTATTTTAAATGAAGTCATGACATTATCTGTTAGTGGTAGAGCATCTGATGCCAGTATTCTATCAACAAAATCTACAACAACCGCCAATTTCATAAATGTATCTGTACCATATAGAAGCATTTCGTTTGAATCTAATGGTAGTCCAATAACAGAGGTTGTTGAAGGTGAAAAATTCAATGTAAAGGTGACGGACACTTATAAAACAGAGACTTCTTCTAAATTGATTTTCAATCCAAATTTGATTAGTTGTTCAACTGCATCCAATAATGAATTGATTACATTAAGAAAAGATTTTATTGATTCTTATATTGTTCCAGTTGTTGCAGTAAATGATAATGTATCTAATACGACATCTTCTTCTGCCATATTCTCTGTTGGTGATGTTAGTAATTCGATTATCATTAAAGAAGCTCCTGCTTCGGCTGCCACTATCAATATAACATCATTACAAACGACTGATGTATATGAAACATCAGGTGAGATTTCATTTAGAGTTGATACAACGTATTTGGATACTGGTACTATTATACCATTTGGTTGGACAATCGGAGATAATGTTGTTAATTTAACTTCGGTTCTTGTTAATGGAACGGATTATAAAAATAATACATCTCCTGCATTAACGGTTGGAACTGTATCTGGCGCAAACAAAACATATTCTACCACCATAAAACTTAAATTCAATGCAAATTACTCTATAAGCAAAAGTGCTGATATAACGGTGTTTGTTAATGGTTCTTCTGTTAAATCAAACACTTCTAATTCTATTACAATTCCAGTGAATGTATCTCCATCGAGTTCTGGTAATAAATTAACGGGTTCAGAGAATGTATTGAATAAAGATAAACCTGCGAATTTTGCTCCAATTATCGTATTCTCAGATATATCTGCGGCAGAAAAGAAAACATTGGCATTAGGATACAAATATGAATATCATATTCCATATACAATTGGTGTTTTAGATATTGATGCAAGATCGGCTGTTGGTGCTAAAAAATACACGGGTTCTGTTTCTTTATCTGTTGATGTTCCTTCTGCGGGTAATGTTGTATCAAGAGGTACTGCTACATTAGATGTAACGTCATTCAATGGGGATTTCCGTCAAGGTGTAATCACTTTATCTAAAGGATTCCATGGAGATTTTGACATTAAATTGACTGCTACATTGGATGATGGAAAAACGACAACGGGTTCATTTAAATCTGATATTGGTAAACCATTCTCATTGGATCCAGTTGCTCAAACGTTTTATGTGTCGCCAGATGATTACCCAAATGGTTTGTTTTTGAGTAAAACGGATATTTTCTTTTACTCTAAACCATCTGATACCAATATTCCTGTATGGATTGAATTAAGAAAAACTGTTAATGGGTATCCTAAATCGGATTCTAAACTTGAATTTTCTAGAGTTGAATTACAGAATTCATCTGTTAATGTTCCTTCATCTTTGGTTGGTGTAATTACTCCTGTTCCAACGACCTTTACGTTCTCAGATCCAATTTATATTCCTCCAGGAGAATACTCTATTATCATCGGGTCTTCTTCTAAAGAATATAAAGTGTTTGTTGGCGAATTAGGTCAAATTGATGTATCGAATGGTAAAATCATTTCTGAAAATAATCCAGATGGTTCTGTTGGTTCTTTCTTTATGTCACAAAATGCCAGAACATGGAACGCAGACCAACTAAAAGATTTGATGTTTAGATTATACAAATGCGAATTTGATACAAACACAAATCAAGAAATTGTATTGGAAATGAAACCAAACAATACAAATTTCGAAACGGATATTGTACATTTGAATTCTCCAGAAAATGTTATTCCAGGAACATCATCTAAGTATTCAGTTTCATTAACTGGCAATTTCATTGATTATCATGAAGTTGATAATAACAAAGATGTTCTATTGTCATCAAGAACAAAACCTGCTTCTGCTTATAAATTGAAAACTGTGTTGTCGTCAACGGATAATAACGTATCACCTATTATTCAAAAACAGAAAATCAATACCAAGTTCATCCATAATTTAATAAATCCAAAAATGAATTTAATTAAACAGGAAACAGACCCATCTGATGGTGATGCGTTATCTAAATATGTAACCAAAAAAGTAACGTTGTCAGAAGGATTTGATGCAACCGGCGTTCGCGTTATCTTGGATGTAAATAGACAATATGGTACTGAAATTGAAGTTTATGTTAAATTGATTCAAAATGAAGATTATTCTAATTTCAAAGGTAAAGATTACATTCTATTACCATTAACTGGAACAAAATCTTATTCAAGAAACAATGATGATTTTATCATTGATGAATACAAATTGGATAATATCTCTTATGTATATGGCGATAAAACATTTGAATCATTTAAATCATTTGCGGTCAAAGTTGTTATGTATTCTGATAATCCAGCGAAAGTTCCTAGAGTGAGAAACCTAAGAGCGATTGCTACGTCTTAAATTGAAAATGGGATGCATACTTGACGCATCCCATTTATTTTATAGAAGGAAATATGTTAAAAGTACAAAATGAAGAATCATTATTGAGGGATCCTCATTCACATGCCATCATCAATTCCAATTTACAGGAAATGACTAAATTCAAAAGAGAACGCGATAATCAACATCTTGTCCATTCATTGAAAAATGATGTATCTCATTTACAATCTGAAATGTCTGACATCAAATCCATGTTGAATATGATTATCAACAAACTATGAATTCGATGATAAATAAATACATACAAAACATTAAAAAGGAAATCATATGAGTTCATTAACGTACAGATTAGTGAAAGGTTCTCCATTAACCAACGCAGAAATCGACCAAAACTTCACTAATTTGAATAATGATAAATTAGAGGGAACTGTTGGTATCGCTAACGGCGGAACTGGAGCAACAACTCTTGCTGGAGCCCAAATCGCTCTTAATATACAAGATCCTGTAATCTACGCAATCGCATTGGGATAAAACTATGGCAAACGTTTTCAACAGAAAAATATCTAAAAATGTAGGAACAGCAACAACCCCTATTGGTTCTTACACAGTTCCTGTTTCAACTAAAACAACTGTAATCGGTTTAACAATCGCCAACACTTCTGGAACAACTGTCACCGCAGATCTATCTTTATTTGATGGAGTAATTGATACGTTTATTTTTAAGAACGCAGAATTACCAGTCGGTTCAACTACAATCCCGGTTGGTGGTGACCAAAAATTGGTTATGATTACGGGCGATTCATTACGTTTAAAATCAAACACAGCATCATCATTGGACGCAATCTTATCTATTTTAGAAATGTCTGCGTAAGGAATAATCATGTCTTATTTACGCAATACAAATAAAATTGGAGTTCCGAATTCGATTTTGCTTGGTAATGGTTCTGGTATAACTTCTTTAAATGCATCAAACATTACATTAGGGACAGTTGCTTCTGATAATATCACATCAGCATTAACTGGTAAAACTATCAATGGTGTTTCATTTTCATCTTTTACAACCGGATTCTCTGTTTCCGGAGGAAATACATCAAAAGCATTAACTGTAGCTAACACGCTAGGTTTAATGGGAACAGATGGATCTACATTAAACATCGGTTCTGGTGGTACATTAGGGACTGCCGCTTACACGTCATCGACATCTTATGCCCCAGCAACAGGATCTGCTAGTATAATTACATTAGGAACTGTATCTACTGGTAACATTCCAGGAAATTTAATTTCAGGAACAATTGCTTCTAGTAACATTGCTTCAGCATTAACTGGTAAAACTATCAATGGTGTTTCATTTTCATCTTTTACAACTGGATTCTCAGTTGCTGGTGGCACTACATCAAAAACATTAACTGTATCTAACACGTTAGGTTTAATGGGAACAGATGGATCTACATTAAACATCGGTTCTGGTGGTACATTAGGAACAGCCGCTTACACGTCATCGACATCTTATGCTCCATCTGCTGGATCTGCTAGTATAACGACATTAGGAACTGTATCTACTGGTAACATTCCAGGAAATTTAATTTCAGGAACAATTGCTTCTAGTAACATTGCTTCAGCATTAACTGGTAAAACTATTAATGGTGTTTCATTTTCATCTTTTACAACTGGATTCTCAGTTGCTGGTGGCACTACATCAAAAACATTAACTGTATCTAACACGTTAGGTTTAATTGGAACAGATGGATCTACATTAAACATCGGTTCTGGCGGTGCATTAGGAACAGCCGCTTACACGTCATCGACATCTTATGCTCCATCTGCTGGATCTGCTAGTATAACGACATTAGGAACTGTAACATCTGGTAACATTGCCGCTACATTATTGTCTGGAACAATCAATCCATCCAGAATGGGTTCTACCGGAACTCCAAGTGCAAGTACGTTCTTGAAAGGGGATAACAGTTGGTTTAATCTATTCACATCAAATAATGCGTTTTCTGGTATCAATACATTTTCTGGTATCAATACATTTTCTGGTATCAGAGACGTTAAAACCGCAGTTGCTGCTGCCAATATCGATTTATCTTTAGGTTCGTTCTTCACTAAAACTATTTCTGGTGCAACTACATTTACTGTTAGTAATGTAGCAACATCTGGATACACGAGTTCATTCGTTATTGAATTAACAAATGGTGGGAGTTCAATTATAACTTGGTGGTCGGGTATTAAATGGGCTGGAGGAACTGTTCCGTCGTTGATTACTTCTGGAGTAGATATTCTAGGATTTTTCACTAGTGATGGTGGTACAACTTGGAGAGGATTGGTTCTAAGTAAGGATTCAAAATAATGAGTGCTAAAAATATATTAATGTGCGCATCCGAAGATAAATTGTACGTGGACGATGTCTTCTCTACGACGACATACGTGGGGAATAGTTCACTACTATTTATCAATAATGGGATTGATTACGCTGGTAAAGGTGGGATGGTTTGGATAAAACAACGCAATAACGAATCCAATCACACACTTTGTAACACAAATTATGGTGGAAATTTTTTATTAAGTTCAAATAATAATTCCGGTAATACAAATAATTCCGGTGTTTCTGGGTTTTATAACAATGGATTTTCTGTTTCTGGTGGATTAACTAATCAGAATGATGGATCCTTTGTTTCATGGACATTCCGCAAAGCTCCAAAATTCTTCGACATCGTAATATACAATGGGGACGGAACATCCAACCGTCAGATAACGCATAATTTGGGTATTACTCCTGGTATGGTGATGACTAAATCGACCTCGACAACTGGTGACTGGAATACCTACCATCGAAGCGCAACAGGCGATTTGATTTTAAATACACCGGCGGTACAAACGGGTGGTCACACAATTGTTACGGGTGCGACAAATTCAACATTCACAGTTACAGGCGTGGCTAATACTAATGGCGTTTCATACATTGCTTACATATTCGCACACGATACAAGTACGGATGGGATTATTCAATGTGGTATTTATACAACTGATGCGAGTGGTAAAGCTACGGTGAATTTAGGATGGGAACCTCAGTATTTGATGGTTAAGCGCAATTATACAGAGGATTGGATAATCCTCGACTCCATGCGAGGATTATCGCACTCATCTAACTCAATATTATCGCCGAACTTGTCCAACGCGGAGAGTAATGGATCTGGACAAACTTTACCCACTAGTACAGGATTTAATGTATCTTCGGGTAGTTCCGCAACCTACATCTACATGGCAATCCGCCGACCAAACAAACCGCCCACAACAGGCGCGGCAGTTTATAATGCGATTGCGAGAACTGGAACTGGTGCGCTTACTACTGTAACTGGAGTTGGGTTTGCGCCTGATTTAATTATACATCGTTCGACGAGTTCAGCACTTATGACGGCAAGGAGGCCAACTTGGCACGATAAATTGAGAGGACAAGATGTTTTTTTATATTCCGAATCAATCGAAACTGAAAAAACTGACGAAGGATCATTGGGGCAAAAAATGATAGTGAGTTTCGAAATGGATGGGTATAAAACTGGAACTGACATATATTATAGATCTATGAATAACAATACAGATCTTTTTATTAACCACTTCTTCAAACGAGCGCCTGGAGTATTCTCAATTCTATGTTACACTGGAACTGGTGTAAGTAAAACGGAACCTCATGATTTAGGTTCTAATCCGGAATTGTGGTTAGTTAAATCCAGAAATTCTGCGACTGGATGGTCTTTTGGTTCATCATTATTAAATAATAATGAATATATAACGTGTCCATCACCTACGGGTAAATTGGTAGATTCAACTTTATGGAATCAAACATATCCATCAAAAACCGCATTTTCGTTTGGAAATTCTTCTAATACAAACGGTAATTCGGCAAATTATGTATGTTATATGTGGGCTTCATTAATTGGCGTTTCTAAAGTGTTCACTTATACCGGAAATGGTTCTTCGCAAGACATTAATTGTGGATTCACAACTGGTGCAAGATTCGTGATGATTATTAGAACAACTGTCGGACAATCTCAGGATATTTTTATATTTGATAGCACTAGAGGTATTGTTTCTGCCAACGATCATCATTTATCTCTTAATACAAGTGAGGTGGAAGTTACAACTGATGATTCAATAGATCCTTTGAATGTAGGTTTTACAATCAACCAAAACGCATCGACCAATTTAAATGTAACTGGTAATGTTTATATTGGATTAGCTTACTCATGAGTATAAATCAACATTATTGGTACAGATACTAACATCAATGTTAATGGTTACATTTATCTTTGCTTAATAAATAATTGAAACATATAAGGAAAAACCAAATGAAATTATTCAATACAAAAACATTGGAAATGATTTCTGTTGATGAATTCAAATCAAGACATCCAAATGTCAGTTTTCCGATTTCCATTCCAACGGAATTTTACCAACAATACGATTTTCAACCAGTGTTCGATACCCCTAGACCAGATTTCGATGAATACTCGCAATCCTGTTTGGAAACAACTCCAATTAAAACATCCAAGGGTATCTATGAACAAACATGGATCGTTGAAGGTTTAACTGGCGAATCATTAACTTTATCCCAAGAAAGAAAAACAAAGGATCTAGAACAAAAGGATTCAAATCGAATTCAATCATTATGGCAATCTGCTCATGATTATGAACAACGATTTATCTCTGGATCCGCTATTGGTTTGATTACCATGGGTTGTATTCAATCATTACCAAAATCCATTGTCGTTCAGAATTGGATTAAATCGATTTGGTCAGAATACTATACAAGAAAGGATTCTGGATCTATTGACACAGATTTCTCTATGATTGGATCTTGTCCACATTCGGTGCCAGAGTTGATGTTGGAACTTGGATTTTAATAAATGTGAGATTATAACATGGGAAAATTATTATATATTTTCAATCGTTTAAAAGAACCGTCATCGCATATTGCCATTATGTTCTTATTGACAACATTCCATGTACAAGAAGAAACATACAATGATTGGATGAATGTAGCGACAATGATGTTTGGTATTCTAGCTGTATTTACTGCAGAAGGTTCACCTGAATCAAAGATCGAAGGTTTTTCTAAATGATAAGAATTTTCCTGTTAATTATAATATTAACAGGATGTTCCTACAATTGTAATCCTTCTATAGATCTACAACCAAATCAAGAGTTTAGATCTATAGAAGGAGCGATTATCGGGATTAACTGTAAGGAACAAACATGAAATTAAAAACAATGGCAATTGAATTTACCGCAAAGATTTTATTAGATAAACAATTATGGTCTGATGTTAAGATGTTTGTCCAGCATATGGAATCAAGAGATTTATCTAATCAAGAGAAACATCAACAAGTCTCGGAAGATGTTAAATTCATTTTCGAGGGTATTGCCAATTATATTGTGAATCTAGCGATTACAATGGCAGTTGCTTGGATTAAATCTAGTGTGGTTAAAAAATGATTCAATCAAGAGAACAATTAAAACAATATTGCCTTAGAACGTTAGGGTCTCCTGTAATTGAAATTAATGTGGATGATTCCCAGTTAGAAGACAGGATTGATGAGGCATTACAGTATTATTCTATGTATCATTATGATGGTCTTGAGAGGATGTATCTTAAACATCAGATTACACAAGAAGATTACGACCAAAAATATATCAATCTTCCGTATGATGTAAGAGGTGTAACCAGAATCTTCTCATTCAATTATACATCAAGAGACCAATTACTGAATTTTGAGACACAATATCGTTTGGATATTATTGCCAATTTACAAACTGCATCTCTTTCAGATTATCAGATTACCATGAATCATTTACAATTAATCGACCACGTACTTGCTGGTCAGATTATGATTAGATTCAATAAGAATAATGGTAAATTGTATTTGGATACTAATTGGACTAAATTAACGGTTGGATCTTGGATTGTAATCGATGGATACCAATTGATAGATCCTGAAATTGAAACGAGAATGTTCAACGATCCATGGTTGAAATTATATACAACAGCTTTGTTTAAGAAACAATGGGGTTCTAACCTAGCGAAATTCAGTAATATGTTATTACCAGGCGGAGTGTCCATTGACGGTCAAGGTATTTACGATACAGCTTATTCTGAACAGAAAGAATTAGAACAACAATTAGTGGATGAGCAAGCTCCCGCCGCATTATTTATTGGATAATCAAGGAGTTACAATGCCAAGAAATCCATATTTTACGATGGGAACAGCGCCTGAACAGGATATCTTGGAAGATATAATTATCGAATCTATCAACATTTATGGATTAGACATGTATTATATCCCAAGATCGTTGGTTGCCAAAGATGATTTACTGGGTGAAGATAGACTTTCGGAATTTAAAAATTCATATCCTGTGGTAACATATTTTGAAAGTATAGATGGATTTGAGAGTTCAAGTTATATTCAATCAAAATTTGGATTATCGATAGAACAAACAGCTACATTGGTCATCGCAAGAAAAGAATGGAGAAATCTAGTTGGTAGATACGGACAATCTATTTTACCAAATAGACCAGCAGAAGGTGATTTAATCTATTTCCCGTTGACCAATGGATTGTTTGAAATTAAATTTGTAAATCATCAGGATCCATTCTATCAATTAGGTAAATTGTACGTTTATAAATTATCTGTTGAATTATTCCAATATGCTTCAGAACGGTTTTCCACTGGAGTTGAAGAAATTGATGTATTTGAATCTCTTAAAACATTTGATGATGCATCCAACACCGTTGAAGTTTCAGATTCGTATGGAGATAACGATAATATGATTACACATGGAACTGCTGTTACGTTCAACGATTTAGATCCATTTTCGGGGTTCTAATGTTTCAGACTAATTATTATCCAGCTATCATCAAGAAGACTATTGCTGCTTTCGGTAAATTATTCTCTGGAATTCAGATTGAACGATACGATACATCTGGTACTTTAATTCAGACAGTGAATGTTCCTATAGCATATTCCAATAAGGAAAAATGGGTCACTAGAACGGAACAAGATCCAAATCAGACTAATAATACGCAGATTACGTTACCCAGACTCGCATTTGAAATAACAAATTACTCTTACGATTCCTCTAGGAAAGTCAATAAGAATAATAGATTAGGTGTATCTAATACACATAGTTCAAATACACAGTATTCTGGTGTTCCATATAATATAGATGTTTCATTGTATCTTATTACAAAGACAATCGAAGACGGTCTAATTGTAATGGAAAAGATATTACCAATGTTTGCTCCAAATTATACAATATCAATTAATGCTGTTCCAGAAATGAATATTGTAAAGGATGTACCTATTGTATTGAATTCTGTTACAGTTGATGATAATTATGAAGGGGATTTCCAAACTCGACGCGAAATCATTCATACATTTTCATTTACATTAAAAGTGGATCTATTTGGTTCAATTAAAACATCTGAAATCATTAAACACGTTAATGTTAATTTACCATTACAACAAGAACGTTACAGAGCATCCGCTTTAATACCAGCAGATGTTCCAGATAATTTATCCGAAGATTTTTGGATACATTCTCCTTAACAAATACATGAAAGGTTTAAACTGTCACAATATGTCAGGAAGTTAGAACCTGTACAATTTCTAACGCCATTCATGCGGAGAAACAAATGAAAATCAAGTATCATGCAAATAACATTCACAAATTACATTCTAAATTCGATGAAGTTAAATCAATCATCCATGAAGAATCTAATTTACGTTCTGATTCAGATATTCAATTATCAAAGAATATTGTAGAGGAATCAACTAGAGCAATCAATGTTGAAGATGAAATTTTAACTACCATTTCAGATGAAATTGAAGCAAGAACAAATGCGGATGCGTCGGAGAAATTGGAAAGGGTTGCGGGTGATTCTGCGTTACAAACTCAAATTAATAGTATTCTGTCTAATTCGGATCCATTGGCATTGGAAGCACTCACTAAGATTTTGGAGGATTTCAAAAAGAATGATTCTAATTTGAATGGTACGATTGTATCGTTATCCACTGCAGCTACATCTGGTATCTCGTTAGAAAAATCCGAACGAATTGAATCTTATAATGAATTGATGAATTTGTTGGAAGAATCAAATACATCTAAAATTAAATCAGATTCTGAATTAGAAAAAACCATGAAAGAATATTCAGATTTAGTTGCCACGAAAGGTGGTTCTAAACCAAAGAAAGAACGAGTGTTGGTTTCGGATGATAAAATTAAATTGACATATGCTCCAATCAATGGCGAAGATGGTATCTTGAATTATGGATTGGTTCGTTGTATTGAAATTGTTGAAGGTGAAATGATTGTAGAAGACGCAGAAGTTGAACTTGATAAATCTGATGAAGAAGGTAAAACATTCATCTTATCGGATATCGACGGCGAATGGGATAATAAAAAGGTATTGATTCAATATCTATATTGTCCAGAATCTGTTTAAAGAACACATTTTTATAAATAATAATGTAGAGTAAAATCTACAAATCTTCGAGTTCTATTTCATATGGAACTCATTTTAATCCTTCTAGGAGAATAAAAATGGCTGATGTTGCTTCTACAATCTTACCCATCCAAACTGGTTCTAACGACGGAATGTTCGGCGGTGGTACTTTAGGTGCTGTTCTTTTAGGTTCTTTGTTACCAAGATTAACTGGAGCAGGTGCACTCGGAGCCGAAGCTGTTGGTATCAATCGCAACGCTGATGTTTTACAAGCAATGAATCAACAACAATTAGCGTCTGCCACTCAGATTCTAACTCAAGATGTAAATCGCACTTCTAGAGATGTCTCTCAAGCCGCAGGACAAACGCAAGCTGCTGTTGCTTCAGCGAATTTGGGTCAAACTGTAGCTACACTTCAAGGTCAAACGGTATTGACTAAAAACATTATGGATTCAACAATCAATAATGCAGCAGGTCACACCAATATCATGAACGGTCAAGCATCTTTGGCTGCTGGTATTAATACCAACATGAATGCATTGGCTTCTGATATCAATTCTGGTATTCATCAGTTAGGTGATTCATTAAATGCAATGAACGTTGCCAACTTGAATGCAACTCATCGTGCTGAAGTTACTGGATTAGAATCTGCTTACAGAACATTACAAGCGATTACAACCGACGGTGATAGAACCCGCGATATGATTTCTAACATCAACACAGCAGATTTGAATCGTCAGATCGTTGTTGCAGAAAACAAATTAGCGGAAGCGTTAAACGATCGTAGACATGATAGAGCATCTCATGATATTATTATCAACAATAATAACAATGCAACTGCCGTAGCAAATGCTCTTGCTCAACAATCTCAACAACAACAAATTGCCAATATCTCAAGTGGATTAGCTGCTGCTTTAGCTCATATCCAAACACAGACGCAAACTGTTGTCAACACTGGAAGAATGACGGGAAACTCATTAGGTCAAGTCGCTGTTTAATTGACCCATTTATTTCTCAAGACAATGAATCAATTGTATCGAAATCCAGATACGGTTTAATGTCGTTACCAAAGGGACTCTAGTAGTTCCTTTTTTTAATGCCTAAATTTTCATGTAAATAATTTTATTTCATACAGGACATTATATTATGTACAATCCGCCTACGTTAAATTTGGATTCTTTACAACAACAATTGGATATTCTAAAACAACATCAATCAATGCCATTACAACCACCCTACGGCAATTATCCACCTCAACAACCTCCTGTAAATTATCAAGAAATCATCCAGAAAACTGTCCAAGATGAAATCCAAAAATTATTAAATACTCAAGTCAAACCACAAGAACAAACTCCCGTTGCTCCACCAATGTCTGAACTTGAAAAACAAATAAATGACTTTGCTGCTTCTGTTCTAACGCCTGACCAAATGAAATGGTTATCGGATCCTGTTATTGCTTCTCATATTCCCATCTTCTTTAAATCTGTTAAAGGTAAAGAAGCTATCGCTTTTCTTGTTGATGAATATAAAACTTATGTTGATGGTAAGTGAATTATAGGTATTCAAGGGTGACAGTAAATTTATTATATGTAATTTCATCATTAACAATAAAAGATAATTTGAATTTATGTTTAAAGAAATTACATGTAAGGTTTGCGAAACTCCATTCATTCCCAATAATAGATTGAACACATTATGTTCCGATAAATGTAAAAAAATATCAGCATTTAATGCTAGATGGAAAACTACAATTGAACGTAGTAGAATTAAATTTCCAGACGATATGGACAAGGACGAATATGTTGAATGCGGGGTCTGTGGATTCAGAACCAGAGATCTAGCAGAACATCCTAAGACCCACGGATTATCTCAATTAGAATACAGAGAGAAATATGGACCTATAGTTTGCGTATCTAAATGCAACAGAATTAAAGGTGATAAGAACCCAGCATATCAACACGGTGGTCGATTATCACCTTATTCTAAGAAGTTTATCAAATATGAAGAATTACCTGACGACTATGTAGAAAATCATATACAGGAATTGTTTAAAACTGCTAGTGACACAAAACGTGAAAATAATAACATATTCAACACCATTGAGTATCACACGAGTAGAGGTCGTTCCGAAGAGGAAGCGTTAGAAATAATTAGCACCACATGCAAGTTTACATTAGAAAAATGTATTTCTAAATATGGAGAAATTGAAGGTAAAGCATTTTGGGAACAAAGACAAATAAATTGGCAAAATACTCTGAATGCTAGAACACAAGATCTTATTGATGAATCTAATAGAAAAAAAGATTCATCTTCATTTGATTGGGCTCTTAATAAAACTAATGGTGATGTTGAATTAGCAAATGAATTATATCAATCTAGATCTAAAATAAAAACATCCAAAGTCAATTTTAGATCGTTATGGAGTAAAGAATTAACCGAAGATGGATATTTTTATGTTATACAATTTGACGATAAAATTAAAATTGGTATTACATTTAAAACAAAATTACATCATAGATATCCATTACATTTATTGAATACATGCAATACAATTATGTTTCAGAAGATGGAAAATATAAATCATGCATTCCAAACCGAACAGTTATTAAAACGTAAGTATAAGAATTACATTAAAAAAGACGATTATGGTGAATTTGGTTGGACAGAAGTTTTAAATGACATTGATTTGGACACACTCATGGAAGATGTTAATGGATATGTAGAAAATCCAGAACATGTTTATACTTCATTCGATATTATGTTTAAAAGGAATTAAACATGGCAGATAATAAATTACTTGGTTATAATGGTAATGAAAATTTAAAACCAACTGGATATAAAGTTGATTTCACTCAAGAACAAATAGAAGAATACATTAAATGCAAACAAGATCCTTGTTATTTTATTGTTACATACTGTAAAGTTGTTTCATTGGATAGGGGATTAGTGAATTTTGAAATGTATCCGTTTCAAAAGGATTATGTTCGCTTACTCCACAGTGAACGCAAGGTTTTAGCATTAATTGGGCGCCAGCTCGGAAAAACTACGGTAACTTCAGCATACATATTACATTACACATTATTCAATAACCATAAGACTACCGCCATTTTAGCAAATAAAGCCGCGGCTGCTAGAGAGGTACTAAGTCGTATACAATTAATGTATGAATCTTTACCGAAATGGTTACAACACGGTGTACTATCCTTGAACAAAGGTGATATGCATTTAGAAAATGGTTCTAAGATATTCACTGCCGCAACTTCTGCATCTGGAATCAGGGGTAAGTCTTGTGTAACAGGAGAAACCATTGTTACCATTTTGGACGGGGATTATGTTTTTGATATTTCTATAGAGGAATTATACAATTCATATAAAGAATCGTTCAAAATCAAAACTCCTTATGGTTTCAAATCTTTTAAAGGAGTTTTGAATCAAGGAACGCCGGAACGATTATTACAATTAAAATTTACAGATGACATTCATATCAATTCAACACTGGATCATAGATTTAAAATAAATGGAGAATGGATTAGATGCGAAGATTTAAATGTAAATGATATTCTATCGGATAAAATCATTTCATCTATTGTTGAGATTACACCAGAAACTGTTTACGATATAGACACTGTTGAAGATGTCCATTGTTATTATTCTAATGGAGTAATTTCACATAATTGTAATTTCTTATACGTGGACGAAGCGGCAATTATTCCTAATGCCGTCGCCGACGCATTCTTCGCTTCTGTGTATCCTACTATTTCCTCTGGTAAAGAAACAAAAGTTGTATTGACGTCAACTCCGTTAGGATACAATCATTTTTGGAAATATTGGAATGATGCTCAACAAGGAACTAACGGATTTGTACCATTCACTGTACATTGGAGCGAACATCCAGAACGAGATCCAACTTGGGCAGATGAACAGTTAAAGATATTAGGTGAGATTAAATTCAATCAAGAGGTGTTATGTGAATTCTTAGGTTCATCTGCCACACTTATAAATTCATCATCTATTTCATCGATGTCACCGATTCCATACATTTATTCAAGAGATGGATTAGATATACAGGAAGCACCTATTGAAGGGCATCAGTATATTATATCGGCGGATACATCGAAGGGTGTTGGTGGGGATTATTCATCAGCCGTTATTTTCGATGTGACGAATTTCCCGTATAAGATTGTAGGTAAGTATAGAGATAATAAGATTAGCCCTATGTTATATCCAAATATCCTGTATAAAATAGGTATGGAGTATAACGAGGCATTCATTTTGGTGGAGATAAATTGTTCGAAGGAGGTGGCACAGATACTTCAGGATGATTTGGAATACGAGAATTTGATTTCCATTAAGAAGACACCAAAGGGACAGATACCATGTGAATCATTTTCAGGAACAATGGAAGTGGGATTGAATATGGATAAGAAGATTAAACGAATTGGATGTATGACATTGAAGTCGTTGATTGAGGAATCTAAGTTGTTGATATTCGATCCTGATATTATACAGGAGTTTTCTGTGTTTATCGAAAGACAAGGTAGTTACTCTGCGGATCCACCTAATCATGACGATCTAGTGATGTGTTGTGTTATATTTGCTTGGTTATGTTCAACGTCGTTTATCAAGGATATGGGAGATGTCGACATTAGAAAGGAATTGTATAATCAACAGATGGATTATATCGACCAACAAATGTTACCTGTAGGATATATTAATGACGGTTTGGATGAAGATAAAGTGGAAGTATATCATTTCTAATATATTATGTAAAGAGTCTTGAAGTAATATAAAAGAAAACTTAATTGAATCTATAGAACTAACTCAAACCGTCGACATAGTCTAGTATACTGTCTTTTTATCGATTTCGAAAGGAGTTTCTCGATGATTGTAATTTACAGACTCGATACATTATTTCATCTTAAGAATACTCGATGTCTCTTTCGATATGTTGAATTTACAGTTTCGACGATTATGTTCAATTTAAAACGCCCATATTGTTGATTTAAGATGGATTCAATGTATCCTGTAGAGTTGATTGACGTATTATACAAAGATTCCACTAGGATGGATTATTGGACAAATAATGGATGTTCCTGTATCAGTTCAACAAACCAATTATGTAAATTTTATCCAATAAAAATCCCAGAGTCAATTAAGACGTCTGGGATTCTTTAGATTACGAATACTGTTCCACTAGATTAGATAACAATGAAAGTCCGTATTCAAATTTTGTTATAACTTTCGGTTGTTCTTGTTTAACCACTGGAGTCAACTTTAATATAACTGGTTTGTCTTTATCTTTCAACCATTTATGATTGACGTCATAATAATACCCGCCAGTGTTGGTTTTAGATTTCACTTTATTGACGCCAATAGATTCTCTGATTGATTCCAACCATTTAACAGCTTCATCTTTTTGGTCCAACTTGAATGATTTCTGAATGGGTTTCTTATCAAGAGTCACTCTTGCCACGTAGAACCCTCGTTTATCTAAATTCAATCCCTTTACTCCAGATTTTGAACTTGTATCAGATTTAGATAATAAAGCTCTTTGTGTTGGATTAACTTCAATTAGATTATCCCATTTACAATTTGATGTATTCTTATCTTTGAAACTCACTTCATGTTCAGGAAATTTACCATTCATGTAAAGATATGCCAATCGATGACCTAGATATTTCTTACCATCAATATTGATTACCATATATCCTTTCTTGTCAAATGTACCCTTACGGGCTCTATCTAATCTACCAACAAATACTCCAGCTTCTGGTTTGTATTCAAGTCTTGCTCTAAGTGTTCCTGCCGATAATGTCATTGTAAATCCCTCATTGTTTGTTTAAAGATTAAAATTATATGTTAAAAATTATAAAAAGAAAGATAAATCGAAAAGAATCTTGTAGTAATATAAAAGAATAATCAAGTAGTAATATACACTAACTGAAACGTCGACATAGTCTACTATAATGGAATTTGCTGGAAAAGTCAAGAAGTATTATTATGTTGATATTTACAAACTCGATGTCTAGAATAGCGATAATGAATCTTTAAGATGTTCTCGATACAGTGAATTTATTGATTCGATGTTAACATTAAATCCTGTCCAATTATTTGTTGTTTTAAGATGGATTCAAATAGTCCTGTAGAGTTGATTGACATATATCATTAAGATGGATTAACGGACAAATAATGGATGTTTTAAGAATCATTTAGAATGTATATTTTACGCAATAAAAATCCCATCAACTTTTCAGCGGATGGGATTCTAAAACAATACGATTGTTTTTATTAAACAATTTTTAAAATTTCTACTGGAGCAGGGGCACCCCATGTTTCGGCATTGTGTTTAATTGTTTGGAAAATAGAATTCGCTTTATCTGCAACAGAAGTCCCGAACGGAATTGTAACCTTTTGTTTTGTGATTTCGCCATTATCCAATTTGATATGGATGGTGTATTTTTCTTTTTCAACTTCAATTTTTTTTACGTTTAGAATTATCTATCATAGATAAATCTTCGACCCATTTACCTGCTTTCCATTTACCGTTTTCTAATGCTTCATTAACTGATGAGAATTCTTCCATAACCAATGCTTGGAATTCTTTAAATGTACTCATGTTTTGTTTCCTTTTGTTGTGCGTCAATTAAGACGAAATGATTTTAAATAAGATTCAATCTTATTTAGTAGTTTATCTAAGATCTATTATAACGATTTCTCATTACGTCGATAGACCTTTCTAATTTTATTTATATAAAACCGTTGAACCTATCTTCATGTATAGTATTGTAACAATAATAACATTTCCAATATCCTCTGAAGATTCCTTTCTTCAACTTATGATATTCAATAGCATCACTCCTAATTTCTTGACATTCTTCTATTGTCTTATACAAATAATTACGATTGTCCATTAAAGTTTCAATTCCTCTAATTCTTTAATATACATCTTAACAGCAGTCATCTTATTCAATCCTGCGATTTCCTTATTCAATTTATCGATACTTGTATTCAATTTGTCAATATCATCCTTTGTTAAATTGTAGATACGAATATCCATCAATCTATCAACAAACTCGAACCCTTCAAACATCAACATTGATTCCAATTCCTTCTTGGATTTACTTGAGAACATCTTAGAATTCTCAATATAGAATTGGATGAATCGTTGTTTCTCAATAGACCAATTCAAATCAGCGGTCAATAATTCTAATTGTTTGATACGTCGTTCATCGTATTTCTGTAATCTGAAATCAACAAAATGTTTGACAAC